CTAGAAGCACTGGAAGCAATACGTCGCTGACGAGTGGCACCGGCAAACACCTGCCCACCGATCAGATTGATCGGCTTCAAGCCATACGGCTTGTCAACAGTAGGATATGCCATTGATTACTCCAAAATAAGTTATTTGCCCTTGCCAAACGAGACCGATGTCTTTCTCTCGCTAAAGAGCGGCATACGTTCGTCGTTCAGCCTCATAAAGTTGTTGTCTACCGACTGCAACTGAGCATGTGCTTGCTTGGCGTAATAATCATCACGCTGCTTCATTAGCTCGGCTGGAGCCTTGCAGAGCAACAACCCACCGATTTCGATATTGCCCTTAAAGCGGGAATTCGGATCGGCTTGCATCATCAACTTGGGCTGGTCTTCGGCCTTCACAGGCTCCCAACCTTCCCGAAACTTTGCAGACGTATTAGAGGGATCTGCTTGACCCATAATACTGGTCCGTATCCAGCGGAATACCCAGCCATTCTCCGGCTCCGGTTCAGGGAGCGTTTGTGGCGGGGTCCACGCCATCTTCCGTTGCGTGGATTCTCTGTTCTCGACTTCGCGTGCGAGTCTGTTCTCAGCCATTTGAATTCTCCATTTCAATCATTGCTTGTGCGTACTCTTGATTGCTGATGCCAAGCTTTTTGGCTATCGCAACTTGAGTCGGTGTCAGGCGGACCTGACGCGGCGCGGTATTCCGCGTAACTGGAGCCACTACATTGGCTGGTTTTGTGCGAGCAGGTTTTTGGGCCTGCTTCGTTTGAGGTCTTTCTTCCTCCTCGGCATCGTCAAATGCTTCGGGAAAGCGTTTCCTCATAGTCTCATCGACTCGGCGGTAATACTCGTCGGAACGAGGATCTACACCAGACCGGACCAGTTTTTCGTGCAGGCCAAGTGCGAGGGCGGTCATTTCCTCGTCTGAACCGAACCATCCATTCCTTTCACGCCAAGCCACGGCCTTTGGGTCGGGCGCTGGGTCAGGAGGATTATGCGATTCCTGTACCTGTTGGACCGGTTCTACTCTTTCTTCTGCCTGTTGTAAAGTGGGTTTTACACGGGCAATGTTTTGCAGTTTAAGTTTTGCATCCGTCAGGGCTTCCTGAGCATCAGCAATTTGGGTCGAGTCACCTGACTCATATGCCTGCTTCAACCGGTCTTTAGCAACGGCCAAATCCGTCGTAGCCGACTTTTCCGCTTCTTTAAGGAACGCCTGTTCGTTATGTCCGATACGCTGCTTTAACTGCTTAATCTCTTGCTCACGGGCCTGAGCAAAACGCAGGGCTTCGTCTTTCTCACGCTGCGCCCGTTCTTTCTCGCGGCGCTCGTCGTGCCAGACTTTCTTCATCTGCCCAAGGCGCTTTTTGACCTTTTCGGAATACTCGTCTAGGTCATCATTTTCCAACTCCTCCACTACATTTTTAGGGAGGGGTTTACGACCCCGATCTTCTGGCGGGGTATCGTCTTCAATCTGTACTTCGATAGTGTCGCTATCGTCTTGATTTGCTTGAGATTTTTCTTCTGTAATCTCGTCAGGGAATCTATATTCCTCGCGCTCAATAGCCATAATATTTTACCTCACGCTCTGCGGATTCCACGGGGGTCTTCGACCACCGCTTCCACCGTGTCGTCATTAATGATGCGGAACTCCCGACCGTGGATAACCACGCGGGTGCCTGAATAAGGACGGGTAAGAACGAAGTCGCCTTCCTTACACCACGGGCCGTTGGGGAATCGGTCCTTGTCCTTGTAGCAAAGGTCGCCTAGCTTCACGACAAACAGCACCACGGTGGTCTGCTCCTCGACTCGCTTGGTGTCCTCGGCTTTGATCAGTCCCCCCTCAAACTCCTCCTCTACGTGCGGTACGGCACACAGGATTCGGTAGCCCTTGGGTTCTGGCAGGAGCTTGGCTTTCGCCGCCTCCTGTTGTGTTTTCTCTACGTCGATACTACTCATTCTTCGTCGATCCTCTTTGCAAGGTCTTTGATGTGATTGCAAGCGAGGTCGAGACCCTGTAACGCCCCGCAAAGTCGTTTGTATTCACCTTCATCCAATTTGCCTTGGATCAGGTTTTCTACAATTAATGTGCGCTCTTCCTTGAGTTTCGTTTCCAAATACTCCAGAGCGTTTGAGTAACCCATCGATTACCTCTCGGGCGTTTTGCCCGGCTGTACACTTTTTACGCGCTCAACGAGTGAGCGTTCCTTGTCTCTAGCGATTTCTACGCCGAGTTTCGTCCCCTCAAGCTGCTGCTTGTTTTCTTCCTGCGCCTTGTGTTTCTGAATCTCCGCACCCAAGCGAGCCGCATCAAGCTGCTGCCGCCCAGAGATCTCTGCCTCGCGTAGCCGAAGCTCGTCCTCCTTCGCAGCCGCATCCAGCAGGTCTTTCTGCTGACGAAGCTTGAGTTCTTCCTGCCTCGCCTGAGCCTCCATCTGCACCTGCATCTGCTTGGTCTGGGCCTGCATCTGCTTGATCTGCAAGTCCATCTGCTGCATCTGAATGAGCGGATCCTGCATCTGCTGCTGAGCTTGTTGAGCCTGAGCCTCGGCCTGATCCTTCTGGAGCAAGCGTTCTGCTGCGAGCGCAGAGACCTGCGAGAGCTTGACCTCAATATCAGGCGGCAGGTCGTACTCACTGTCGTCATCTTGCGGCAGCGGCGGCAGCGCCACGCCCAACTGCTTCTCGATCTCACGGCGATACTGGAAGGCCAAATGCTCCAGAATGTGCGCCTGAAGCGAGCCAGTAATCTGCTGTGCCATCGGGTTCTGCCCGATCATCTGGGCCATCTTCGGATCTTGCCCAAACGTCATGTGAACTTTGATGTGCGCCTCGTGGTCCTGATACATAAACGCCTTGAGCGGTTTGCCCGTGATAGCGTCCATGTTCTCCGTCACCGGGTCGCGTGGCTTCTGATCGTCAGGCATCGGCACCAACTTCTCAGCGTTCTTAACGCCTAGCACCTCAATCATCTGACGGTGTAACAACGGAAGGTTATAAAGCTGCGGAGCCTGCTGAGCCAACTGCATCACGGCTTGGTACTGCACCACCTTCTGCGACATCGTTGCCGCATTCGGGTCCGACACCGGGATCACATCCACGTTGTCGTAGTCAGACTTCTTCGCGCTCGCCTTGCCTACTTCAGGCTCGTACGAATACTCATCTGGCGTATTGTCTCGGATGATCCCTGCGAGGAGCTTGAACTCCTGCTTCATCGCGTAGTAGATGCGGGCCTGCACAGCCGACATCACCTTCAGAACGCGCTCCAAGATGGCTAGTGTGGTACCGACCGGCGCTTGGTTCGACATATCACTGATCTTGAGATCAGACACCGCAGCGAAGCGGCGTCCCTCTTCAATGATCTTGTCGAGGAGAAGTGAGAGAGTCTGGCTTGGTTCTTTGTACGGCAGCGGCAGGATGTTGTCCCGCACCGCGCCACTCGGAACGTCTACATCTCGCCACTCGCCCGGAGCAATGGGAGTATCGTCTCCCTTAATCCTGAGTCCTCTAGATTTGAGACCTCCCGGTAAGTTAGACAGGGTTCCGGCGTCAACGAGTTGACGAAGTAGCGAGGTGGCAGCCTTACTGTGCCCTCCAATAAGGTGTATGAGACCGAAGTAGTAAAATCCAAAGCCCGGTATGTATCCGTAGTGGACGAAGTGCTGGCGCTTCGCTTTGAGTTCATCCTCCTCTCTCCAGTTCCGCCTAATCGAGAGGACCGTACCCGTTCCCTTTTCGATTGTGACAACGTACGGAAGGGCAATTCCTGTTTCATTGTTTTCTTCATCGACATCTGGATACCCCGATAAATCTATATTTACGTGCATCTCAAGAAGCTGGAATCTGTCGTCCATGCTTGCCGAGAAGCCTTGATCTTCTGCCTTTTGTTTTTCTACTTCGTCCATCGTGCGAATCGGGTCGCCCAGATCCACATCACGATAAAACCCTGCGTACTGAAGCTTACGGACCTCGTTCTTGGTCTTCCGCATCCGGTGCGTGACACGCTCCGCCGTCTCCAAATTCGCCGCGCCATACGGCACAATCATGTCTTCGGCTGGGATATAGACCGCAGTCTGGCGATTAAGTGACGGGTCGAAGTACACCTTCTTAAAGGCGTTACCCGCGAGGGCCATACTGAGCAGCATCCGCTCATGCTCCGGGCGGTACTCCTTCATCACCTCGGTCAGTTGGTAATTCATGTCATCCGCGACACGAATGGCAGCGTCCTTCTTCTCTGCCGTCTCCTTACCAATAATCTTGGTCTTGACCGGCCCCATCGCGGGGAAGGTTTCCATAATAGTCTCAGACTGGAACTTGACCGCCGACTCCATCAGAAGCGGGTGGAACACGCCACACGCACCCGGCCACGGCTCCGTTCTTTCTTCATACCGGATGCCGAGGATCTTTAGACCTTTAATATAGGTATCCAGCCAGTCCTTGCGTGATGAGATGTCCTGCTCGTACTGGCCGAGTAGTTCTCCTGCCAGACTCTGCAACTCGCTCTCATTAATATAGTCAGCAAGGTTCGCGTCGAACTCATCCGCACGCGGCTCGCTCTTGAACATGTCGATTACTGCACCGTCTTCATCGGACGGCAGTTCGATCTCAATCTCCAACGGCTCCATCTCAACGGCAATAGCCGCGATACCTTGGGGAGCCTCCATCAAACTTTTATCGACGGCCATTTAAATTCTCCTAATAAAATCCCGCCGCCTTGCGGCCTTTAAACCACCGTTTCGGTTCCGGCTCATCTGATGGGAGCCTAATGAACCCGCCCTGCCTGAATCGAAGAAGGGCCAAAGTGGTGGCGTCCACCAAGTCATCATGGGTGCCAGCGGGGAAGTCATTACACTCCTCCACGACCTCCCAAGCCCATCGCCGGTCAGGTATCCAGACTATACCCGCAGCAAAGAGGTCTGACACGGCGTTTACGCGGCTGATTTTGTCTTGTCCTTTACCCGGCGTGAACTCACTAACGGGCACGCCCATCCGTCTCATCTCTTGATATAGAGCAGCCCCGTTGGACTTTTTCTCCACAATAAACGTATCGGGGTTCCAGTCCTTGTACTCCTCCAGCACCAACTGCTTTAACTCGGGGAACTCAAGGCGCTGCTTAATGGAGTTCAGCAGGATGATGTTGTAGTTCTGGGTCTCCTCGTTCTTAAAGACCCCCCAAGTTAATAGGGCGTTATAGTCAGCCCGGTTAGTTTTCTCTTGGGCCGTGTCGAGCGACATAATAATGTGTTCGCACATCGGGGGATTTTCTTTATCCCAGACCTGCCACCACTCACGTTTTAATAGCGCCCCCTCCTCCGAGGTCGGCTCCTGCATGTACTGGGCTTGCCAGTACCGCACATCCATACTGGCCTTCTTAGCCAGCAACTCCTCAATCGTCCAGAAGTCAGGCCAGAGCGGTTTCTCATTTAATATCGCCGGAAACTCCACCAACTCCCACTGGTCGGCGTCGTCGTTCTTCGTCATGTGGTCAATGATCTTGCCGGTCAGATCCTGCTTACTCCACCGGGTCATCACGACGATAATCGCGCCACCCGGCATCAACCTTTGGACCGGACCCGACTGGAACCATTCCCACGCCGGTTCAAATACGTCCGGCCTCCCTTGCTTCGCTTCTTGTTCCGAGTGAGGATCATCAATAATAAATAGATCAGCACCGCGCCCAGCGAGAGCGCCACCAACTCCAATCGCGAAGTATTCTCCGTTGAAGTTGGTACCCCAACGAGAGGCTGATTTTGAGTCTGCTTGGAGTTCGACGTTGGGGAAGACATTTCTGTAGAGGTCAGATCCGACAAGGTTGCGAACCCTCCGTCCGAAATTAATGGCTAGATCCGCTGTATGCGAAGCCATAATGACCTTTTTCTGCGGGTATTTCCCTAGAAACCATGCAGGTGCTAGGTAAGAAATCATCTCTGACTTGCCATGACGCGGAGCGATGTTGACGATCACCCGCTTTTTCTTGCCAAGAGCAATGTCTTCAAAGATTTCGGCTAGGTGCCGGTGGTGTGGACCCACCTTATAGCCCGGATATACGTGCTGAATGAAGTCTAAAAAGTGATCTTTGCCAAATTGTTGTGTCAGTTGGCTCTGATAGGTCTTCAAAAGCTCTGCAACCTGCCGTTTTTCCTTGTCCGGCATCGTCGGCAACGCACTTTTGATGCGTTGGATGTCAGATTTGGTCAGGTTTAGCTGCATTTTCGTCTACAACGCGGTACTCAATCCCTTCTAGCACCGATAAAAGCTCTTTTTCGACCTCTTCGATGGGCTTGATCACGTGTGTGACCTCGCTACGCTTCTTAAATGCGTCCACACCGTCCACTTCGCCCAGTTTTGATAGGGCTTGGATGCGGGTTTTGCTGTTATCTGCTTTCTCTGCCTCTTCAAATAGGCGGTTCACCACATAAAGTTTCAACTCCGCAAGGTCACCCACAATCATGTGGTTATACCTAGCAGCGATTCCCGCGAGCATGGCGATGGTTTCGTTCGGATACTTGCTGTAATCGATCCGTGTACGGGGGTCTTCTAACTGGGCACGGGCAAGATCCTTTGCCTGCTCCATGTCTTCCTCGTTTGGAAGCAACGGAATACCGGTTAGATCCGATACAAGCTTGATGGTCCGCGCCCGCATTTCGACTTCAGCCTCGGGGGTGAGGTCAGGCAGGGCTTCCGCCGCGTTTGCGGGGAGGGGAATGTTCTCTTCTATTTCAGGTATTAGGACATCTTGCATGGCTAGTACGGAGCCAAGAACCACGAGTGATCACACTATATATGAAATAAAACAGCATGGAACCAAAAAGACAAGTGGGGGGGTGTTATATAAAGGGGGGTGGGGTCAGCGTGGCCTAGAAAAGTAATTAACGATGTACAGACTGAACTTTTCTAGAGCCGGCTTTAGAAAGTGTAGAAATGATGTGGTGATTTGTGTGGATTAGAGAGGAGGGGTGGGACTGTGGGACTCCTGTTTCTGCTCGGGGGGTCGGGTACGGGTGGGGTCTGGGTCTGGCCGATTTCGTCCCTGTGGCGTCGGCGCGACAGCGTATTAACTAATACGGTGGCGAAAATACCACTAAAAATTTTAAAAAATCACGGAACTAATCCGAACGCGCACGGTCTAATCATACGTAACCAACAACATCCCATGAGGGTAGCAATCATGATCAGCAATTATCTTTTGACCGACAGCCTAAACAATCTCCGCACGATTGCGGACGGTGGAATCTCTCAGGCTCAGGCCTTCGCGCAGTTACGCGCCGATATCCCGGCCTTGTTTCCCGAGAATCCCACGATGGCCGAGATCAAGGCCGTGACCGACACGGATGATTGGCGCGAGTTTACCGATGCGGCGCGGGCAATTTTCGCCACGGCATATTTCAATGCGACACGTGATATCGACGGGGAATTGGTGGACATGACCCGGTTCAATGTGTCCCTTTGGACGGCTGACAAGAAAACGGCCAAGGCCTTCGACGATACCGAAAAGAAAATCCGCAAGGCCGCACAAGACTACGTGCGGGTCGCGATCCGGCAAAACGTCACCAAGTTGATCCCGGAAGCAATCGACGCGCCGATGGACGAACAGGCCGAGAAACTCCCCGATCCTACCGGCGTCCTCGCTCTGGTAACTGAGGCGCTTGTGATCCTGTCCGAAAAATCCCCGGACGGCGCTCTGGCCTTATTGAACGGCCTTGATAATCTGGTGAAGGTCGCACGGCCTCATGTCGCAGCCCGACAGCCGATCCCCCGCAAGGCCTGACAGCGTATTAATTAATACGCCACGCCCACCCTGCCCCGGCGCAAGCCGGGGCGGGGTTTTGCCGTTCCCGGCCCGGCTCGCTTCGCGAGACCAGTTCTGGCGAAGCCAGTTCTTAGTCTGATACCAGTTAGACTCTTTAGCGATGCCAGTTCTCTGCGCGATGCCAGTTCTTTGCGGGAGGCCACGCAAAGACTTTGTTCCAGAGCCTTGTTCCATTTGTTCCAAAACGTTTTTCACGTTGGAACAACGCAAGTGCATGATTTATAAAGCGAAAACACCGTTTTGTTCCATTTGTTCCAATGTTCCAAAAATAGGCTAAGCAGGTCAGCGCGAGGGGGAGCGGCAAGCGTCATTTCTTAACGTCATAAACTCACGCCCCCCGCAAAATTCAATTTTCCCCCTTATACCCTATTTTCCCCTTTTCGTGGAACAAGGCCTTTTTTCCCCCTCCACTTCTATCTATCTATCTATATAAATACTACTACTACTACTACTACTCTGGAAAAACAACAACTTACGCCAGACCCACGAAACCGCCTACCCCAGAATTTTGAAGAAAAAGACAAGTTTCGATTTTGGAACATTTGGAACAAATGGAACAAAACAGCCCTTGCCGTGGAACAAACTGGAACAAAACGCCCCGCAGCGTATTACCTAATACGGTAACAGGCCACGCCGAAATAATTTTTTCGCCCCTCCGAGTAAAAACATCACCAAAAACATCAAAAATCGACAGAACTCAGGGAACTTTTCCCGTTTTGACTTGTCTAACTATACAGAACAGGCAAAAAACAACGGCGCGAGCCGCAGCGTATTAAGTAATACGCAGTTTGAGCCGGTTCCCGAGACTGCAAGCCGAAAGCCGGTAGCAGGGTAAGGCGCGGTGGACAGAGCCGCGACGTACCGATGGCAAGGTACGGTGGCCCCATATCAAGGGGTCGGGTGCGCGTAGTTCCCGGTGATGTACTCACCCAACGCGAAGGGTCAAGTGGTGACAAGTCGTCTAGTAGATAGCGGCCTGTAAAACCTGTACGCCTAATCAATCCTGTGTGGCGCGTATTACTTAATACGCTCTGGGCAGGGCGGGTACTAGGGGAGCGACTGCGAAGCCAAGCGGGTATGTGGATTGTAAAACCGTAGGTCAGGTGCAGAGCATGGCAAGTGCGTTGAACGGCTAGATCACGCGACCCATTAGCCGGTACGGGTGGGCAACATACACCCGGCAGCGTTAGGGACATGAGGTAGAGGCGTAACAGCCGAAGCCGTCCCGAGTATCTGCCTAGAACTGCTGCGAAGCCAAAGAGTGAGCAGCCTAGTGGAGACTTGAAGGCGCGAAAAAACGAACCCGAGAGTCTCCGCGTGGGTGATTACTTTATTAGACGAAGGAAATACCGCATTTGCGGTGGGAGAGTGACATGAACGGATACAAGAGAACGTGGGAGTTTGTCCTAACAATCCTCGCCACGATAGCCGTAACCCAAGCCCTAGCCTTCATGATCCCGCAAGGCGGGTGGATATATCTAATGAACTACACGGCGGGGCTGATCGCCCTGACC